ACGTTATCTTCGTTTCTTATTTCTACTATTATATCACTTCTGAGGTAATTAATCAATAGAATGGAACGTTTTTTGGGTAAATGCAATGGCATAGTAGAATGCATCAAACGAGTATTATAAAACAAGATACTACCTTTTGGCATATCATACTGTTCTGCATTTTCTAAAAAGTATTCATCATGCAAACCTTCATAGCAATCTTGTATATCCCAATCTTTCTGATGACTGTAAGGGATAAGTCCAGTTGCTCCTGTGTCTTTGTCTAAGTCATCAAGTGGAATGATAACTTGTATGCCACAGACATCATTGTTTTCTCTTTTATTATATTTTTTAAATCGATGCGGTGTATCAATGTGAGGTCCTACCCATCTGCTTGGACCATTGATTGTTACGATATCACTTGCATAGAATACTGCATCATCTAAATGTTTGCTAATTTCAGGATAGATAAGTTCATGTATCTCTTTTACTTCGTCCCAATCATCTGTAAGTTGACTCCACCATACAGCAATGCCAAACAGTTTTTTACATGCCTCTGCTTCTGCATACTGCTTCTTATGTGTGGATGCTCGTACAGGGTAGAGTTCATCTTTTCTATCGTTTATACGTTGAATAAGGTCGTCTGATATGACATTCTTTTTGATGTCAAAGCCACGACCTTCATGTGAAAGTTTAGATACTTGACCAAAGATACGATCATAGTTAGCGGCATAGGCTTTTTGATTCTCACCCTTTCTAGGTGCGGAACCTTTTCCACCGTGCCATTGACTCATTGCCACCTCGTTTCTAGCCACACACGTTCTTCATCACCTGCTAGATATATTCTACGTTGCTTATGATCTTCTTCATTAGACCAACACCAGTTTTCATTTAGTGTATCGTATGTACTGTCATTGTATTGTGCAAGGCTCATAAAGTTTGACAGTTCATGCACCCTGTCATAATCTTTCATATCACAACTAGGTCCCCATGTATCCCAACACCAATCTCGTACTTTATTAAAATTTATGATAGAAGACAAATCAGAATGTGCTAGAGGTCTAGGATGAAAACGTTCATACTTAGGAGGAGTTTTAGTAACACAACACCACTTCTTAAACATGTCATGTCCTTTCCATCGACCATCCAATTGATAAAATTGTAAGTGTACTTCTACTGTGTTCAATATCCGGCTTGCCTCAATAACTCTTTTACTTCATTGACGGCATCTTCATCACGTTTAAATTTAATTGCCCACTTTTCAGGATCAATGTATTCTAATACCATCTTTTGTTGTACTTCATCTAACTTACTTAAAAACTCTAAACCAGACTCACTATGATACAAAGACCAAGGCGATACTCTTCCTGTTGTGACTTCATAACAGATTCTGTTTGGAGCACCATATCTAAATGCATCTTTACTTTCTATCTGATCATCTTTACAAATTTCGATAAGAGTCTCCATGCTACGAGCAATTGCATCTAAAGCATTTTCTTGTCTCAGATATTCAATAATAAACTTAGTGTAGTTTTTATCACTATTCCAACTATCAATTCTAATTTGATTTCTAAGCAACCAATCTGCATAACGATTGACATTAATACATCTTGTGTTAACACAGTAATGACCGAATTTGACAAAGGCTAGATAATAAGAACTTTTAGTAAAGTCTATATAAGTCTTTTGCTTTTTGCTAGAAGTGTTTTGTGCATAGAAGTTTAACCATGCGTTGAAACCTATACGATTACCCTTAAGGTTCTTATCGCCATATCTGCGTTTCTGTTCGCAAAGATGTTTATCAATAGTACTTTCTTTTGCAAAACTTCTGCCGCAAAATTCACAACCAAACTTTTTAGTTGCCAAGTTCTTTTTCGTATTCTTCGATTTCATTATCTGTAACGAGTTCACTAAGTAATTCTACCTCATCAAATTTTAGTTCTGGAAACTTTTCTGCTAGATACATTTTGCGTTTGTGTTGCTGTTAGTTTAGGATATACCTTTTTATAATAATCCTTTATGTCTTTGGGTTTTGCATTATCTTTTAACTTACTGACACCTTGTTTGATATGAGGGATCCATTGATGATATTGCTTACCAATGCCCGGGCTTGCCGCACATAACATCAACCATTGTAATTTAGGATGATGCATAATGTTTTCATTAAACAAATGTTTGTTGGCATGATAGTCAACACTTTGTAAATAGTATTGTGACAACTCACGTTTACCTTTTACAACACTTATCCAATGCAACATCATAAACGGAACAAACTTCTTTTGTTGCTCCGCTGTTAATCTGTCATAATAACCGTAATCTTTTTTATCGATTGCCGCTATTGCCTCGAACAGATTAAAGTCTTGCTTTTCAAACTTTTCGTCTGTTGGAGTTTTTGCTCTAGCCATTAGAATACCTGTGCATAATCTACTACCTCACAATTACGACTGATCTCTTTAACAAAGTAAATACACCTTGGCTTAGGACCATCGTCTAAGGGTACGCACAAGAATTGTCCATTACGTAGTCTTGGTGCATACCAAGTTACATCTGAATAGATATCGATAATCTCTATAGGAAGAAAGCCTGGAGAGAATGATGACAACGGATTAAATGAGAAGACTGAAAAGCCTCTGTCATTTAAAGACGATAATGGAAGTGTTTCTAAGTCTCCACCTTCTTCATCACCGATCAACACTTGCCAATCAACTGGCATCTTAATCTGCTTATCTCCCACTTGCAATACAACTGCTGGAGCATTGAATGACTCTAAAAAGATAAGTGGAATATAATAGTAATCCACGAATGTAGGATTAGAATTATCTAAAATTGCAAATCGAAGGTCATCGATTTCTTCTGGTAACGTTTCTAAATTATAATATTCGTCTTCTAATGTTAGTATTCTCATTTTGTTATTATATCTGCTCCCTGCAGTTTAATCAAGTTAATTGGTGAAATCATTTGTAGTTTAATTTTTCTACGACAAACGGATAGTTTGCTTCTCTATAAAAATGTTTACGTTGAGTTAAGTGTCTTTTCGCAAAACGACAAGAACTAGTTAAGTCCCAGATTTGAACAAAGTCTTTGTCTTCTGCTTTACGAATGCCACGACCGATTGACTGTATGACACGAACAAAACTCTTACCTGGTTCAATGAGTACAAGATTAAAAATCCTAGGAATATTGATACCAGTAGAAGCCACGCCATAAGTAGCAACAATGATTTTATTATCACTAATGGCAACGTCATCATATTCTTCTTTTCTGTCATTTACTTTCATGCCTCCTGATACAAAGACTGCATCATCTAAACGTTCAACAAGGGCATGTCCTGCCGCGATACGATCAACAAGAATCAAAGTATTACCCGACTCCTGTATTGTATCAATCAGACTCGCCATCTTATCTAATCGTTTTTCATCACTGAGTAAATGTTTTAGTTCACTTTGATAGTTACTGAACTCCTGTTCGTCTTGTAACTGTACTATGTTCACGTGACACTTAGCAAGTACTCCTTTATCCTGCAATTCTTTTGCAGATAGTTTATTAATAACAGGACCTAAACTTACTTGCAAAGCAATTGATTCATACTTTGCTTTGGGTACGGTTCCTGTTAGTCCCCATCTGATGGGAACATGTGACATTACGCCTGTTAACAGTTGCTTCAATGCATCTGCTTTTGCCATATGTACTTCATCTACAATGACACAAACAACACCTTCAATGAACTCTCCTATAGTACATTCTACTTCACCTCTTTTCGTATTCTTTAATAGAATGTTTAGAGATTGCCAAGTACAAATAGTATGTTGTTTAAAATATTCTTTACGATCACCAAAGTATACACCTACATCTAAACCCATGTTGATATAATCTTCTTCGGTTTGTGATACTAAACTTTTGTTAGGTACGATCACAATACTTCGACCATATGATTCTACACTTTTACTTAGTGCGGCTGTCATAATAGTCTTTCCTGCGCCTGTAGCCACTTCTTGTATCGATTGAGGATTCTTTAAGAACTCATTAACAACTTGAACTTGATAGTCTCTAAGTTCAATTGGTTGCCCCTCACAGACATGTCCTTTAGGCCACAGTACGTCTTTAAAAGAATCTTTATGAACTTCTTCAAATTGAAACTGCGTTTGATATTCACGCATGTCTTCCAATTCAATTGTATAGTTCAGTTCTTCTAAGATAGGAACAATGTCTTCTAATAGATTGATGTAAGTAGAACCGGCAAGACTACAATAACTAACCTTACCGTTCCACCTTCCCAACTTAACACTGGGCATGTAACGTGCGCCAGGAACCTCAAACTCAAACTTTTGCATTAGTGCCCTACGAGCATCTAACTCAAGTCCATCAATTTTTAGATTGACTTCATCTTTAATTTTTAATGTTGCTATTCCTGGCATTTAATTACGGCCTAAATTGTAGTGTTAAGAAGTATTCTAAACCACCTGCTGAGTAGTTAGGTACAAACTCAAAGTCATTATCAAGTATATCTCTTACTGTAAATGAAAGCAAGAAGTTAGGGAATGTTTTCTCAATCTTATAGTCAAGTGAACTAACATGATCTAACATTGCTGTGCCATCATATGCACCGGGCTCTCTGTTGAATAGTCCAGTGTATCTAAATGAGATATCATATCCACCTAAGTCAGTTGTAGATGTAATGATTGCTTTGTATTCAGGAATACGAGGTTGATCACTGTTAGTGTACCCTAACTCTATACCAATGTTAGTAATGTTAAGTCTCTTAACTGAGAACCCGTTTGTATATCTAATGCCTTCAGTATCGTATGAACCAGTATTGACAAACTTTGATTCTGAAAAACTGTAATCGATACCTTCACTAAATTTGTATTTGAATACTGTAAAGTTCTTGTATCCAATCTCTCCACCTACTGCTTCTTCAGGGTCTAAACTTTTGTTAGGTAAAGTCCAAGCATCACCATTCAGTTCATAAAGAGTTGGGTTACGATATGATGTACCGAAACTACCAAACCAATTGTCACGTTCTGCACCTACACGATATACAAATGCATCTTCACTTAATCTAAAACCTAGATCAAACCAATCAAAGTCAGTTAATGAATATACTGAAATTTCGTTCTTACTAAATTCTGAATACTTTTCATATTCTACAGTTCCACCTACTAGGGTAGATCCAACTTGATGTCTAGTATCTACATAGGCTCTTTCTGCTTCACTTTCGTATGTTTGCACACCTTCAGTGTCGTATTCAGCATCATTAAATGTATAACCAAATGTGTAGTTATCATTCCTTACTGATAAGGTTCCTTTGTTTCCTGATTGCACACAATCATTTGACTGTGAGAAACTTGCAGTATAACAATTGTCATAGTCATAGTCGTATGATGTACCAGACACATTTACTTTCCAATCACCAAACTCTTTTTGTCCTTTGAGTGTAAAGTTATTGTATCCGTCTTTTTCATCATTGTCAGTTCTTACACTATCATTGTTCGCATCAAAGTAACTAAGATTAAGTCCGTTCTTTGTATGACTGACAAATGTAGTATCACCGACTCTAATGACTGAGCCATCTTGCAGGTCATCAGTAATAAAAATCGCACCGCCCAAACTACCAGATCCATATAAAACTGATGTTGGTCCATTTACTATTTTTACTTTTTCATTGCCTGTCGCAAAATCATGACCGAAGTCATACCATCCACTACCGGCGTCATTAGCAGGAACACCATTTCTAAAAATAGTTGTGTGTATAGTTTGAGTACCACGTTCATTGTACCCCATGAAAGAACCGTAACCCCCAGATATTGTTGCTTCAGGTATAATTGACTCTAAAACATTTACGTCATTAGATGGATCTGATTCAGTTTCGTAAGTGTACGCACCTGTTACTAGTACTTCTTCAATTTCTTGCGATTGTGTTTCGTTAGCCCACAACATGAATAGCATGAATACTATTACTGCATATAAAGGACTAAAATTTATGTGGAAGTTTTTTTCTTCTTCTGATATTTTAAACATTATGATATATTTACGGTTCTCCTATTTGTAATTATAATAATTTTGCCATTGCGATCTGCCCCGTGACATTGTTCGGGTTCAACGATTGAGTTAAATTGCACTAAAACAGGAAGACTGGTACTGCTTGGTCCTTCATATGAGTAGGCACTTTCACTATCTAGTAAGTCTCTACTCTTATGCATTACAAACTCATATTCTTTAAAAGCATTCCGTGCTTCTTTAAAGATTTCTAAGCCTGCTGAACGACCAGTGACTCGTTCTAGTGCGCCGGATTGTGGGCTGCCACGTCCTAACAGAATTTCATCCACATCCAACTCTTTAAGCCACTCACACCAATCGTTGATATCATCTATATCACATTCTACGATATAAGATGATGCGAACAATAATTTCTCATCGTTCTGTGTGACTGACTCATCAACATTTATACCTAATTGTGACATTCGATATAGACATTGAGGTGTGTTATTCAAAGTTACGTCTGCAAGTAACTCATCCAACACGTAATTAGAACATTCAATAGAATATTTTCCGTCAACGCAGACCAATGTCGGATCTTTGTATTCTATTTCAGTTTGTTCTAATGTTTGAATTACGTCTTTTACTTCATTATGATACACTGTTGTAAAGTATTGAGGCAATATTTCGTATGCTAACTTTAATGCACTGGTAGTAGGCTTTGCTTCGTATCGTTTACTTTCAGTTTGCCACTGCCAAATATCTCCAGAGTTGTTTATATCATTAACTGGAAATTGATCATTCATTGCCTTTCTAAAGTTAGAGATAAAGTCCTTTTTAAAAGGGACTCTAATAGTCAATTGATTTGTACTCTCATCATAATCAACATTAGCATTTGTGTATTTAGGAAGACTGGGTACAATAGGACATTTCCAAGGCAACATAACTAATTCGCCTGAGTCAAACCCGTTAGTTGCAAATTGCTTTCTGTACTTGTGCAAAAGTTTATCAAACAACTCTGCTTGACCAGATGTAATCTGCTTTTTGTCATGGGTCAAGGACTGCATGTTTGATATAAACTTGTAATCGTAATGAGATAAACTAATAGAGGTAGACATCATAAAAAAGATGACTTGTTCCTTAGTTTGCATTTCAATATTCATGTTGATATTATACTTCCTTTTGTCCTTTTAACCTATAAAAACGGTAATAAAAAAGGGGCGACCTAAGCCGCCCCCAACTCCTGACACAGAGTTATCTGATCTTCATGCAAGTTGACTCTGCTAAGACTTTCCAGTCATTAACACCTGTCACTTTGAATAAGTCAGCAATCTTAAGAGCCATTCTCATTGAGATTTCTCTAAGTTTGTGACTATTCTCTTCCATGAATTTGAAGATTTCAGCACCTTCGCCTCTTTCAAAGTTGTAGTCTTTGAACAAACCACCTTCTGCGTCCCTGTCGACCTGCTTGATTCTAAGCATTTTATCTCTGTCAGAATCGATAGTCAGATCCAAGAAGTGACACCTTGACTGAAGGGCTTCTAAGTGATCTTGTAACTTCTTAGACTTCAAGTGTTGAAACTTCAAGTTAGTAATAAAGATACATGAACCTTTGAACTCAAAAGAGTTTGGAATACCTTCTCTGTTAAGAAGACTTGAATCAGAGTTCCAGCAAATTCTTCTGCTCTTACCTGAGTCAAGGGCTGCCTTAAGAATGTTAAGAGCAAGATCGTCCTGAAAAACAGAGTCACAGTCATCAAACACTAAAACGTTTTTAGCATCAGAATACTTGTAAAGAACTGCGTAAAGACCTAGAGCAGTCATTGCACCTTTCTCAACACCGTAAGACTTACCTACTCCTGGAGGGCCTGAAACGATCATTGCTCTAATATCACCTGCGATAGTAGCCTTAGCCATATCGTCAAGTATATTGAATCTAGTTTTGATTCTGTCCATAGCCTCAGTTTCTGTTTCGACTACTTCAGGCTCAACATTAAGTGATTGATCTGCCATAATTGGTTTCTCAGTTCCCCATGTGATGTCGTTAATGTTATTAACTTTGATTTTAACATTAGCAATTTGAACTTGGGGAAACTTACCGTCATTTTTGACAGTAACGAATCCACCTCGTTTGCCTTCTGCGTAACCTTTAACCAACTCAAATTGTTGATTAACGATTGATTGATTTCTGTACTCGCCGTACTTTACTGTGATAGTCTGTGTCATATTAACTCCGTTGTGTCAGTTTAAGTTATACAATAATTATACTACCTTTGGGTAGTAATGTCAAGCCTTTGGGCAAACTTTTTTGAGATTTTTTTGTTTGCTTTTTTACTTTTCATACTATCTATTATACGGAAAAAGGTACCAAATGTCAAGCCTTTTTCCCATTATTTTACCATTATTTCGCCTAGTAAAATCAATGAGTTACGACTAATCTACAGTAATATCTTCCATACCAGCAGTTCTGAGACGTACAATATGTCCCATTTGCCACTGTTTTGCGTCTAGGCCTTTCATTATGCCCAGGTACTTGTTTCTAAGCAGGGCTACTTCGTTGATAAGATACTCAAAGTCTATCACTTCATCTTCTCCATCTACATACTTTTCAGCATCACGTGATGTCAAGGCTCGTTGATATTTCTCTAAGTATTTTTGAAAATGAGTTCTACGTATCTTACGGAGTTTGATGTTAAGCAGATTGAGCACCGCTTCAATCTCTTGTAATTGATTAAATCGATGCTCAGTAACGCCTGGAAGTGCTGATATCTGTCTCTCTACAAGACCTGATACTAAACAATCTCTTTTACTAGATGCTAGTTCAGTCTCATAGTGAGCAATAAAATCAGGTATGACAGACAAATCATGGCTAATACGTGTATACCAATTCAAGTAATACTCCTAGTTCCAATCATCGTCTTCATCATAATCATCATCTTCCTCTTCCCAAATTTCATCTTCATCTTCTGAAAAATAAGACAAGGCTTCTTTGATCTTTTTGTCGTCCTTAAAGGCTTTTTTAATTTCCTGTGCGGACATTCCTTCATCGATCAAATGATTTACTAATACGTCTGCCGCCTCATGTATGTCACCGTCTTCAATTGAAGGTTTAATAACTTCCCACACTCTGGCTAGATCGTTTAAATTCATATGCTATTCCTCCGTCTCAGATGCTGTATCTTCCTCGTTATTTAGTTTGTCGAGTGCATCTTTAACTTCAGAGTATTCTTGCATTAAATTATCCAAACATCCGTCTTCATTTGCTTCCCAAGGCTTTCTGAACTTAAGAACTTCTTCTCCGCTCTGAGAAATATATTTTAGACGATTGCCTTGTTTCGTAAGCAAGCCTGATTTTTCAAATAAATCAACTAGTCCAGAATAAGGATTCATGCCTGTCTCGTAAGGAATCTTCACTTGCACACCCTCGAAAGGTTTTGCATAACGAGTCTTCATTACTTTACAACCTGCACGAATACCTCTTACATCAGAGATTTTATTCCCTGCGGCATCTTCTTTTAGTTTCATTTTCTTCATAGCAACAACGATACTTGATGCATAGATAAAGCCTTGACCACCAGAGATTTTATCGTCTGGGTCAAACATATCTTGTGATGCGTAAGTATGATTCGTTGCAACTAATCCAACATTGTAACTACCGAACATGTTAACTGAGTTCCTAACTAAAGCAGTCAATGCCTTAGGCTTACGACCCATGTCACCTTTCATATCACCTTTGTCAAATTGATCAACATCAGTTGGTGTCAGTAACATACCGGTGTCAGTAACATACCCAATGAATCGATTACAAACAACACTTTAGGACGTTCTTCGTCTGCCATGTCTTTATAATCTTTCATAAAGGTTGAGATAGTTTTTGCAACATCGTCAATCATGCTCATGCTTAACTTAAGAAGTTTTTCTTCTGATGTATCAACACCAAGTGCATGAAGCCATGTTTCATCAAGTGCGTTTTCTGAATCAATTAAGACTACAAAAATACCTTGCTCTTGTGCTGACTTTACGACATTGCCTGCGGCGAAATATGATTTACCTGCGCCTGATTCTCCTGCAAAGACTGTAACTTTACCTAGAGGAACACCTTTGTTAAAGTCTCCTGAGATAAGATAGTTCAATGCATAAGAACCCGTAGAGATCCAGTCTGTTGGATCATTGAAACCTATCGACAAGCCGTCGATGGATTTGGTTATGTCTTTCCTAAATTTGGAAACGTCAAATGGTTTTGCCACGTCTACTCCTATTGATTAGATTGTTTGTTGTTAATTCTACTAGAGTTAGAAGGTTTTTGCAAGATTTCTGGGCAGGCTTCTGCCATATCATCTAAATCATAATCAGCAGGATAATGTCTGAGTGCGGCTCTTGCCCTATCTCTGATAAGACTTGGTACACGCGGAGTTTTTCCTGGATCGCATAATTCTTCTAATAATTTCTTCCCTTGTTTAAGGGCTCTAAATCTTTCGTCTGGTAGTGTCATTTTAATTTTCTCCTACAAAATATGGGGGAGTTGCCTCCCCCAGACTAACAATTAAGAATTGTTTTGTCTTGCACGTATCATTGCTAGAATGTCTTGTGCTTTATCACTAGATGGCTCAGAACTTTCTGCTGGAGCCGCTGAAGGAGTTTCTACTGCTGGTGCAGTTTCTGCTACTGGTTCTGCGACTGGGGCAGGTGTCTCAACTGCGGGTGCTGGTGCACTTGAAGTTGATTCATCTACTTTATCAGCACTTGCTGGTGCATCGATACCGAAAGGACGATAGTATGCTCCAAACTTGTCAGTGTCATATGGACGACCATCTACTGATGCCTCGAACATTTCTTTAATGACTCTGAGTTCTGCTTCTGAAGGCTTCTTAGGTAAGAAGTCTGCTAGATTGAATAGACCGTGTGCTTCGATAGCCGCTTGTTCTACATCTGTTAGTGCAGATTCTTTCCTAGACCATGATGATGTTGAATAATCAGCATATTGACCTTTTGTAGTCTTTCTGATATTAAAATCAAGACCACGCATTACGTCAGTTGGCAATTCTTCAATCTCAGGATCCATCAATGAACTTTTGATAGTCTGAAAGATTTGAGGTGAAATAACAAATCTACGAATAGGATTCGCAGGGGTGTTGTCTTCCCCAATTGGATTTTGACGAACAAAACCTTGGAAGATATATGATCTTTTCTTCCAGTATTTGTTTGCCATTTCTTTGAGAGTTTCGTCTTTGTACCAAGGACGAACTTCTGCTAATACAGGACAATTCTCACCGAACATTTCTACGCACGGTACTTGTACTGTTACTTGTCTCACATTTGGATCACCTTTCATTTGAATCCGCATCAGGTAAGAAACGTAGTGAGCAAGATGCTCCTTCGTCCATTTTCCAATGTGGATAGATCGCTCCATCAGATGTTGGATACTTAGATCCAGATGATTTATTTTCTTGTGCCGCGAGACGGGCACGGATGTCTGCTAGACTGGCCATAATGTTTTCTCCTATAATGTATGCCTAAGTTTAGTTCTATATGTGTTGTCGCAAGACCGAAGTCTCACTTGTTTAGTTTTGTTAAAAACATGACACATGAACATATTATATTGTATAAATGTTCCTATGTCAATAAGTATTTATGCCTGATTTACCCATTTATAAAAAACTTATAAGGGTGCGATCTTCAAGTTAGGGACTTGAGTAACAACAATCTCTGTTCAGTGCAAACTCCGGGTTAGTAGAGTTCATTTCTCTTGCCAAAATCATAAATAATAGTGCGAACTAACTTACGATTAAGGAATCAAATTATGCACATGAAACATTTGAAAATCGCACTAATTTTATTTAGTGTGGGTTTTGCCAGCCCAAATATTTTTGCTCAAGCAACAGGCACATGTACGGCGGGTACAGATAATTGTGAAGCAAGTACCTCTACGAGTACTACCACAAATACGAATACCAACACTTCGACTAATACGAATACCAACACCAATACTAACACTAGTACAAATACCAACACCAATAATAATACCAACACCAATACTAACACCAATACCAATACCAATACCAACAATAACACGAACACTAATACCAACAATAACACGAACACTAATACCAGTACTTCGACCAATACCAATACTAATAATAATACTAACACTAATACTTCGACCAGTACGAACACCAATAATAATACCAATAATAACACCAACAACACCACGTATAACGGTACCAACAACAATACCAATACGAATACGAATACCAACAATAATACCAACAATACGACCAGTAACAATACCAACACCAATAACAATACTAACACTTCGACTAGCACGAATACTAATACCAATAATAACACCAATAATACAACGGTGAATAGTACTTCCAATAATACGAATACTAACAACAACAATTCTAACATTAACCAAAATGTTAACAGTAATAGTAATTCTACATCGAATAATACCAATACGAATAATAACAACACGACCTCGAATAATACTAATACCAATAACAATAACAACACTTCTACTAGTACAAGTGACTCTAATGTGACCACTAACAATACCAGTAAGAATGAAAATAACAACACCAACACAAACAATAACACCAACATAAACAAAACTGATCAGACTATTAAACAAGAGATCACTACAAAGGCGCCACCTGCTAGTGCAATTGCACCAAGCATAGGGTCAAGTTATTCGCAAGATTTATGTACAACTGGTGTGTCTGGTGCGTTTCAGGGGCAAGTATTTGGTATATCAGGTGGTAAGTCTGTTAGAGATATGAACTGTGAAAGGATCAAACTATCTAAAACAATATATGATATGGGTATGAAAGTAGCCGCAGTATCATTAATGTGTCAGGATCCTAGAGTGTTTCAAGCAATGGAAATGGCCGGTACACCTTGTCCGTATATGGGTGCTATAGGTCCAGCCGCTTCTGAGCAATGGGAAGAAAACTCACAGAAAAGACCAGATACTAAGAAAGGTGTAAAAAGCAGATTACTTGGTGTATTAGGTTCTGATGAAATTGAAGTTGATAATATTGCAAATGTCTCTGATGATCAAGCCGCTTTTGTAGAAAAATGTACTAGACCTGACTTTAAAGGAAGACGAAAAACTACAAAGACTTGTGAGGCAGAATGGCACGATTCAAAATAATATCATTACTATTGATGCTACCCATGTTTGCGGTAGCACAATACAATCCTCCTAACTACAATGAGTCAAATGCTGACGGCACCAATACCATTTACTCAGTGACTGGAGATTACGGTGATTTGTATGATTTAACTCGTAGTGGCACCGGTGCAACTGGTTGTACTATTGGTCAGTTTAGTGATGACGGTGGTTGTGGCATCAGAATGGATTTTGGTTTTTCATGGGAGTGGCATAACGAATCGTATACTGCCGCAGTAATGAGTACGAACGGTTGTCTTAAATTAGTAAAAGAAGATTACTTCATTTCTAATATGAACAGTATGTATTGCCAAGATTACACACCTAATGCATTAGGTAGTGGACAAGATGGTTATACTAAAAATGCAACTGATACTCTTTTTCCCTTTTACACTGACTTGATTGGGAAAAATAGTAATAGTGCATTGTTATATAAAGCATTTGATGATTATGCCATATTCGGTTGGTATTTTTTAAAAGAATACAATAGAGCATCAGAAAATAGTTTTGAAGTTTACATATTTGATTACAATGATTCTGCTACGAAATGCGGAGATCATCCAAATATATCATGTAGTGATGCACAAAGAGCAGAAGTAAACAAACCTGACAACTATGGATTTGTTTATGGTGATTTAGATATTATTCAACATGATGTTTTAATAGGTGAACAAAAAGATAAGAACAACTACACTCAGTATCTATTTTATGATGACGGTACAGATAACTTAGGTGATGGTAGTGTTGACAATACATTTGATGATATGGATGATGGATACTTAGAAGATGGGGGCGGCATACTTTTTTCAGATGCAGATGGAGAACCAGCACAATGTCAGAGCAATCCTTTATATTCAACAGATTGTTTATTATATGATATAGCATACTTAGAGTATCAATGTAATTTGGATCCTCAATATGATAGTGGATGTGAGTTTTATGAAAACAATGAAGTAGATGAAGGGTTGATGTGTGAGATTGATCCATTGTATGATCCAAGTTGCCCAGGTTATGATGCCGCAATAGCCGCTACTAGTTCAGGAGGTTACGATCCAACTACAGGATTAATTACTGATCCTACTACTGGAGAGCAATACAACACAGACGGATCTATGTATGATGATGGCTATATCTACGATGACGGAGGTGTCAATGGTGACTTCGGTGATGAACCCTGGATGGTCGACGGTAACTATGACCCTAGACTAGATCCTAACATTACATATGATGACTTGAACACAGAACAACAGATGTTAGTTGATCAAGGTTTATCTCCGCAAGATGCTATGTTTGTTACAATGGGAAATGAACAAATAGCCGCATTAGGTGAAGATCCATTAGCAGTACAATTTAACGGACATAGACCAGGTGATTATGTATTAGAAACTGTAGGTGGATTAGAAAACTATGACACTGAACTACATGACCAAGCAATGCAAGAACAAGCACTTGAATGGGATCCGAGTGGTAACATTCAGATGATTGGTGCTGATGTTTGGGCAACTGAAGAATTTCAACAACAAGAAACAGAACGATTAGAAGATATGGTTGACACATACGGAGAAGATTTCTACACGTTCACAGACCAAGATTTCTATGAACATGATGTTGAAACTTATGGACAAGAAGAAGTTGATTCTTGGCATAGTAATATAGAGTTCACTGAAGACGGAACAATTAACTGGGAGACATATGAATCTGCGCCTGAAGAAGAAGTTTGGCAAGTAGTAGAAGACGATCTCCTTATGGAGTCTGAAGAAGAAATCTTTGTTGAGTCTGAAGAAGTATTTGACCTTATTGTAGAAGATGAGGCATTTGAAGAATTAATTAGTGAAGACGAGTTAGAACAATTAATTGCTGAAGAATCTCCAACAGAAATGAGAGAAGAGGCAGTAGTCGAGGAAGTTGAAGAACTCGTAGAAGAACAAGAAGAGGTAGTAGAAGAACAAGAAGAAGTACGTGAAGAACTCGCACAAGAAGAAGTTCGTGTAGAGAAAGAAGCAGAACAGGCTGTTTCAAGTTCTGGTTCGTCTTCTAAGTCAAGACCTGCATATCAAAGTGTTGCTATTGCACAGTTTGTTTCTGAGGTTTCTGACGATACACAAACTGCTAATGTAATTGAAAGTGTAATTAGTGACGGAGGAGCCTCAGCATCAGTTCAAGTTGATTCAGGCGCATCACAAAGTTTCGCAGGTCAAGACGGTAGTAGTTTTAATAACACCGGTTCACAATCAGTTGCTAGTTCATCTAGTAGTGATTCGACTGGTGTAGTTGCAGATGATTCTAGCCAACAACAATTTGAACAAGTAACTGGTCAAGTTGATACGTCTATTGACGTTGCTAGTACATCTGTAGATGTCGCACAGACTTCTGCGTTTGAAGTTGCTGAACAACAGCAAGAGATGATGCAAGAAGAACAGTTATTCATAGAAAACTTTGATGACGGTACTGGTGGAATTAGTAGTACTGACGTACAGTTTGAAGATAATTTAACTGAAGCATTGGCGACTGGTACAGGGTTGACTGAGTTTTTAAGTCAACAAGCACCAAACTTTCAACGTTTTGAAGTACAGAACTCAGTACAAGAACAACGTACTACAGAAGCAGTTGAGAGTTTAGCAGACAGTGTAGGCTCTGCTGTTGCACAACAGAATTTGGAAGCACAACTTCAAAACATTCAGGATGGCGAACCTACTGAAGATGGCGGTTATGCTGACCAAACTATTGCTGTTGCTTATATAGGTTATACAGCAGGCTTTAGTGCTTACACAGGCGAGCAAGTATATAGTCAGGGGAACACAGGTTTCTTTGATACTAAACAAATGCCAGATGGTAAGATAGATGATAACAAAATGGGATTCTATCGTATGGCTGGTAATACACAAGAAAAGTTGTATAAGATGGTTCTTATGCAATATGGAATAAATCCAGATGAAGAAACACAGGAGCAAAAATAATGAGTGACAAAGAAAACATCGAAATCGAGGGCGGCGATGGAGTCGTTCAAAACTTAGATTTAGACAAATATACTGATCTACTTCTAAAACTAGACGAGGCTAATGACAAAATCAGAGAGATGGAAGCATTAACTCAGGACTTAAGAAAAGTTTCCCATGAAGTGAAACCAAAAGAAAAATTCAAACTTAGTCATCTATTCATGGACGACAATAAAATCAATGAGAAATCAATCATTGGATTTGCATCGTTCTTTATGATGGTTGCGTTTGGTATTGTAGACTTAGTGACAGGATTAGACGGCACTGATTTAGTTATATCAGACTTTATCTATACGTCTTTTGTTGTTGTTACATTAGGATCATTTGGTATTGCTGAAGCAGGAAAAGCATTTAGCAGTAAACAATAGGAGTATAATATGGCAAGTGTAGAGTATGAAGGAATTAAAATGAGTGGTAGCAAACTGCTATTCATTTTACCCTTATTAGGTACATTAATTGGTGGTTTATGGGGAGGCTTTGAACTCTACAATAGACTACTTGACGCGGAAGAAAAGTTAGAAAATCTTCAACCAGAAGTTATTGAGCAAGAAATTATTAGATTAACTGAACTTACAGAAGTTATTAAAGATAATCTACAAGGAGATATTGTAGAAGCATCTCGTTTAGCACGTTCTGTTGAAAGTTCGTCTGCTAAAACTCAACGTGAAGTACGTGATGATGTCTATGAGATGGAACGTGAGATGCAAGAACGTTTCAAAGAGCAAGACAAAGAAATGCGTGAAATGAGAAAAGAGTTAGAAGAAAGAATTCAAACGATCTTAGAAAATCCTTTGAATGACGTAGAATAATTAATTAAGTTTTTTATTCTCTGCTGGCCAACTATAAACGTAAGAGCC